CAAGCCAATTAAAGCATTGTGCCGTCATTTACTTGAGATATGTGGAATAATCGGCGGACAAACCGACCAACTAGAAGTGGATTACGCTATTGCTGAAACAGAAATTACAGCCATTAGGATGACCAAAACCCTATTCGTAATTGAGGGTGAAAAGGAATGGATGAATGATAAAAGATTCAAGCTAAAGACTCCAAAAATCGAATTTAAAGACAACTACGTTAATTTTGATGAAATAGTAGCTTTACTGGCTGAAATACGAAAAGAGGCTGAATTTTACATAAAAGGAACGGTAAAAGTGACGGATGCAGAGGCAGTTGTGAGGTATATTACGAGTGGTAAGGATAAATCTATCAATAATGATGATTACGAAAAAATGTCGGACGAAGAGAAATTACAATTCCATAAGAAAATTATAGAAGAAAAGTTTGGCGGCATAGTAATGGTTCAAGAAGACGTAACAGAAGATGTTGACCACGAAGAAGTGTCTGAGGTAGAAGAAAATGTACAGGAAATTGATTTGGAGGAGCAAATGTAATGCACAATCTATTTAAAAATAAAGTAAAACTTGAACCTATAAAGCATATTTATACGTGCGATGAAGGCAATCAATACAAGTCTGTAACAACGCTTCTTAAAACTATTGCAGAAAGCTTTGAAGATACATTTGCTTATAAGAATGCAAGTGAAGAAAAAAGAGCAGAATGGAAAGAAAAAGGAAGGGTAGCGGCGGATGCTGGAACACGCATTCATAATGCCTTAGAATTATTCGCTGAGATAGGTCAAATATCGCAGGAGAACGAAGAGCTGCGAGAAGCTATACTTAGTATTCACGAAGAATATAAGGGATATGACAAACTTCATAATGAAATTTGTTTACACAACGAAGACTTGAGGATAGCAGGAACAGCGGATAGAATATGCGCAATAAGTAATAGAAAAGATTGCGCTGTTGACATCGCGGACTTCAAGACAAGCGGAAGTAAAGGAATACAGTTTTACAGCGACTACGGAAAGAGACTTTGGCCGCCATTTGAACATTTGCATGATTGTAATTACAATAAATACAGCTTCCAATTGTCGATATACGCATACTTTTTTGAGTTATTAACCGGAAGAAAAGTAAGACAGCTATATATACATTTCATTCCGTTAGACAATCCAATGAATCACAGAAAAATCCCTGTTACATATTTAAAAACAGATGTTATGTTATTACTTGAAAAATACAAACAACAAGCACCAGTAGTTGAATTAAATGAAGAAGGAGAGTTTTAAATGAGTTTATTGTTTTTTATAGATCCCAAGAACGAGGGAATTGTATTACGTCCAGATTGCTACAAGTTGCACCCTGAACTTTCGCCATTAGACGAAAAAGAGTTGTTGTTAATAATTCTTACATACGACTATCATAGTCCGTACAGGCAGTTTCCTGAGCCTGAAAGAAAGCGTAAGGCGGTCTTCCATGTATATGGAGAAAACGAGTTAGAAAAGTATGGTGAGCCTACGATGAGAAATGCAATTGAGGCTTACAAGTCTTTACAATTCATCCCGGAGCTTTATCAAGTAGAGGTATATCAAAAAAAGATAGCAATGCTTAATGAACAATTGGTAAGCGATGATAATATAGCTTCTACAAAAAAATCGCTTGAAACTATTAAATTATTCGAGGACGCAATTCGCGACTTAGAAAAAAGAGCTACTGATGCAATTGTAAATAAAGGACAAATAAAAGGCGGGCAAGAATTATCATTTATAGAAGATACTATGAAGAGTGAAAAGTATTATAACTCAATTATTCAGAAAAAATGATAAACGTCACGATACCAAGGCCGCCATATTTTAAAGGCAAAGGATTTCTTAATAAATTGATTCCAATTGTGTTATATGGAATACATAAGGATGCTGATAGTAGGTTAAATCCAAAAGTTATAGGAACGGCAGCTTGGAGATCCTTCTGGGAGGAGGAACTTTATAAAATAAGAAACGGAGTAATTTGTCCAGGTATCGGTTGGGTTCCTGGACGTTTTTATTATTACATGAATTATAAATGGATGTCAACTATTATGGGGCCAATTACTCCAGATATGGTTGATTTGCATTTAGAGATTGCGTATTTAATTGAATACGCTAAAACCAACCACCATAACTTATTATTCCCTAAAGGGCGTAGAAAGGGTATTTCGGAAGCTGCGCACACCATGATTATTGATTGGGGCTTTAGATTTACTTATGGGTATAAGGGAGGCGTTGCTTCTGGAAAGAAAACATACGTAGATGACTTTATCTCTAAATGGAGATATGCAGATAGTAATTTACCACCGGAGTTAAGTGTAAAGAAACTTGTTGATAATGATGATGAAATAATAGCTGGGTACTCTATTAAGAACGAATTTAACGCATTTGAGGACAAAGGAACGTTCAATACTATTTATGCACGTACCATGCACACGAATCCTAATATGTTTAAAGGGCTTTATTTGAACGATGTTATATCTGAAGAATTAGGAGAGCATGAGCATTGGTTTGAGTTCTTTAGTGCGACAAAAGATTGTTTAATGAATGGTAGTGTCCAAGAAGGAATGTTCTGTGCATTTGGAACTGGAGGTAAGGTTGATAAGGGAAGTAAAGATTTTAAGAAATTATCAGAAGAGGCAGAGTCCCATAACTTTATTGAGTTTTTAATTCCGGCGACTAGGTTTTATTATTATGGTGGGGCGACAGAGAAGAATAGGCAATTGCCATTAGAGTCGGAGTTGTTTAAAACACGGAAGCCTTATGAGTTAATAGGAGTAGAGGATGTTGTTTTAGCTGAAAAAAGAATACTAGAACACAGAGAAAAATTATTAAAGTCCGGTAACATAAAAGCGTATAACGAGGACCTACAAAACAATCCATTAAATAAGGCAGAAATATTCCGGAAGTCTGTAGTAAATGATTTTGATTCAGCAAAACTTACGGAACAACAGGCGGCTATAGATAGTTGTCCGAAAAAATATTCTAAATATAAATTGGAGTATGTAACTAGTGACGATAAAGGCACGATAAAAATGCCTTATGAAGTTAAATTAGTTCCGGCAAAAGATTACGAAGAAGAATCCGAATGTGTGCTTATAATTGATACAGAGCTTTACAGAAATGCCCATAAGAATTTATATGTAGCTGGAATTGATAGTTATGACGCAGACACGTCTAAGACATCAAAATCTTTAGGGGCAATGTGTGTTTTAATTAGAGAAAACGGAATAAATGGAGCGTTAAGAAGAGCGCCGGTTGCGGTAATAAGAACTAGGCCAAGGAGAAAAGAAATATTTTATGAAATGTGTTTTAAACTTGCCGTCTACTATAAGTTAGATGCAAATGTGTTAATAGACGTTGCTAAGCCAGCGATAATAGAGCATTTTAGAAACAAGGGTGGCGAAAAATACTTAGCGGAACGGCCAAGAAAGATAGAGAAAATTGATTCTTCATTACAGCACGATTATGGATTCTCTATAAATGGATCAAGTAAGCCTCAAATGACTGGGTATATGGGTACGGCAATCATGGACTATTGTCAGAACATTTGGTTCCCAGATTTAATAAATGAACTTGGAAATTACGATGAAGTAGAAATAGGAAGTGATAATGACTTAGCGGATGCTTATGGAATTGCACTGGTACAAGATGCGTGTTCTGAAACGAGGCCAATGAATTTAAACGAAACTGAATCAGAGAACGACAAATTTAGATTGTCATTCGAGAAAGAAGGTTATTTTGATGAAAACAGACAAGTGTTCAAAAATGGTGAACAAGATTTGTAATTAATCACTATATTTGATAAGTTCTTTCATATTTTAATTAACGGGTTAAGGGTAGTCTAAAAAGCTACCTTTTTCTTTTTTAATAACTTTTATATAACGTTAATAACTAAATGTTTATATTTGGTTCAAATTAACACTTTGCATGAGATTTCCTAGACAAGATATACCTACTATTGAAAAAACACCAACGTGGTATAAAGAAACGCTTGACTACGCACAAGACATCATAAAGACATCTAGCACTACACAAAGTAGAATGGATGAACTTTACGCTACGTTTAACGGAACACGCAAAGCAGACAGTGTTAAATGGCTAACTAATACATATGGAAAGCCTAATAGGGTTCCGTATGAGGCTTATAGATTAAGTCGAACTAAGATTAACCTTTTAGTCGGAGAGTTGCTTAAACGACCTTTATCAGCGACTGTTACTACTATTAATTCGGCGGCGATGTCTGATAAGATGCGTAATTTCAACTTCATGAAAGGCGCAATGGTGGCTAAACAAGAGCTTGAAGAAGTGCGTGATAAAGTTGGTATTGATGTCATGGAAGGCGTTCCTATACCAGAGAACGAAGAAGACCCGATATTTAAGAAAATGTCCTTTAAAGATAAGTCAGAAGATATAATGCAAATTATCCTCGATAATGCTGTTAAAGAACTTAACATAAAGAAATTTACCGCGGATAATATTAAAGACGTTTTAATAGCGTCTATGTACTGGAATAAAAAAGAGATAGATGACAAAGGAGACGTAAAGATTTATCGTATTGACCCGCGCGATGCTATTTATGAGTTAATCGAGGGAGATGATTATTTTGAGAGAAGTACTGTAAAAGGCGCGCGTCAAACTATGACTGTTGAGGAAGTGCTTCGGCGATTTGATTTGACTGACAAAGAAAGAGATACGCTTGATGAAATTAGGGGTAATCCTGACGAATGGAATAGAAGATACCCAAATGCTATTTTTTATAAAAATGGTCAATTAACAGTAAGCGTTATTCATATTGAATGGAAAGGTAGTAATGTAGATTATTGGAAAGAGATTTCAAAGAAACCAAGTGAATTTACGATTGACGGAAGAGATTCAGAAACAGTTGAAATTCCATTAGATGCTAAGGGTTACGAGAAAGATAAATTAAAGTACGATAAACGCGAAGAAAAGGGTGACTTTAAGATAAGAAAAAGATTTAGAGAAGAATGGTATGAGGCAACTCGTATCGGGGGAATGATAGACGTTAATTGCCGCCCTAAGCCATTCCAGACTCGCGACATGGATAATCCTGCTTATGTACTTAATTGTTCATATAGTGGATTTACATTGCCGTTAGTTGACGGATGTAGAATATCATTACAAGAAGAAATGCAAAAGTTTGACACGCTATTTGATATAGTGATGTATCAGATTAATAAAGAACTTGCCAGAGCAAAAGGAAAGATTATTAATCTGATACATCAC